GCCATAGCTACTGCTGTGCCTGCTGCATCATATCCTGAGTGTGTGTGATTTCCTTGTGCAGCTGTTGTTGCTGTTGTTCCGAAGTCTACTTCTAATTCTGTTGATGTTATCTTTAAACCACCACTTGCTTTAAGGTCCAATGAAAATTGAGTGGTAGATAAATCTAAACCATCACCAGCAGTATATGTAGTATCTGTATCAGTAGGAACTACCCAAGTTGCATCACCTCTTAAAAACTTACTTCCGTGAGTAGCAGGTAGAGTAGGTGCAAGACCATCAACACTTGTAGTAACTGTTGAATAAGTTGTATCATTATCAGTCTCTTCAATCCAAGTTAGGGTTTCAGTACCGCTTACATCTGTAAGTTTAAGGTTATATTCTTTGTTTGTGTCAGTAGTAATACCTGAAGGTACTGTTGGTAGGTCGTGTCCTTTTGTAAGATTAGCAATAGTAATCTTCTTAGAAGTACCACCATCGTTAATTAATACTTCTTCTGAGCCACTTGGGCTTGTCTTTGCGGTTAATGAGGATACTTTTGTAGTTGCCATCTGTTACTCCGTTATAATGTATGCGTATGGTGTGTGTTCTGTTAAGATATAAGAACCATTCTCTGCTAAAATTTCCTGTGCAGTTGTGAATACAGGGTCTGTGAATCTTTCTTCTTGTCTTCTATTAGCTAATATAGTTAATAATTTCTTTTTCTTCCAGTGTAGTCTAGCTACTTTAGGAAATTTTTTAACAAGTCTAGACATCTTTGCTTTACCCATTATAATCTATCCTCCATCTGTTTCCTACCTATCTGTTGCCTTTGTTTAAGACCAGCTAGTTTAGATTGAATATGCTCTACTAGTGGGCCTATATTAGAAAAGTCTGGTCTACTATGTAGTTTACTTGTCTTCTGTTTCCCTCTTTGAATCTCTACCTTCTGTGTATGTACTTCTCTCTTTACATCAGCAGGAGTAGACATTAGTCCTTTAGGTTCCGGGAGATTAGTTGTGAGGGGTACATTACCTTTCTCATTAGTCTTAGACTTTAATTCCTTACCTGTCTCTACTGTAGGATTGGAATAAGATTTCTCTGTTACTGGGTCTAAATCATCTGTTGGGTCTAGTAAATCTTCCAACATATTATCTAGGCTATCTATTTCTTCTTCTAAACCACTCTCTTCCTGAGCAAACTCAAGACTATTCTCTTCAAGAAAAGCCTCTATGTCCTCAGGTGAGGCCCCTGGGTTCTCTAATCTATAGGCCTTCTCTATCATCTGATTATAGAGTTGAGCTATCTTCTCTTTAATCTTTTCAAGTTCTAAGCTTAAAGAACTATCTTCAAATAAGTCTTGTATTAGCATAATCTATTATAATTAGTTAAACAAAACCCCCTCAGGTTTTAAGTGAAGGGGTAGAGTTTAACTAACTACTATCTGTCAGTTACAAACGCAAAGCCAGAAGTATTACGTAATTCACCCACACCATATATAGTATCAGAAGTAAACAAGTCACCTAAGTGCTCTTGCTTATACTGAGTCTGTGAACGTACACCCATCTGCTCAGCTAACGTTAACGCATCTTTGTGTAGCAATAGGCCGATATCGTGAACAGTAGTTCCTAACGAAGTAGTAGTTCCCATATTGTTTGTGATGTAAACATCTACACCATAAATCATACCAACTTTACCAGTCTTGATTGCATCACCTGAACCAATATAAGCTTGCTCAGTGAAACGAGAAAGGCCTAATAGGTCAGTGTACTGACGTGGAGTTAAAACAAAAGCACGACCATCTTGTGGTACGTCAGCTAAGTCTAACTTTTCAATCATACCACGGATAGCTGCATCACCACCAGAAGCTAGAGAGATTGCATTACCAGCACTTGTTGAAGCAGTACGGTCCCAATCAGCTAGAACACCAGCCGTTGAAAACACCTGTGCCTTATTCCAACCAGCAGTACCAGTAGTACCATTACCACTATTCAAGTTAGCTGCCGCATTAAACAAGTCCGTGTCTACTTGAGTAGCTAGTGCATAACCAGCATCATCAGTATAGAACTTACGTAATGAAGATAGACCTTGTACTTCTACGATGTCTTCAATCAACACTGAGTATTCATAGTGCTTATCAATAGATACAGAAGTTACACCGTGTGTATCATCTTGAATCTTAACTTGTGTATTAACTGCTTTAGAAGTAGCTGATCCACGTACTGGAGTAGGAATGTGAATGTTATCACCTTTCTTACCCTTATGATTAATAGTAGTTACTAGATTAGCAATTACTAGATTCTTTTTGTAGCCTGCGATTACTTCATCAGACCATAGTTCAGGTACGAACGTTGCCGCTACACCTGAGCCTCCCTTTGCTGTTTGGTTATTTGTTCCAATTACACCTGTTGCCATTTTACTTTCCTCTTATTATTATTATTTTACCCGCCCTTCAGCATATGCAGCCAGTATTTCATCTGCCAGTGAATCATATCGTCTAGGGTCGGTTTGTTTTAAACGTATTAAATCAGCCCTACGGTAGATTTTTTTACCTGCTGTGGATTCACCTGAAGCTCGTGATACTCCTTTACCTGTCTTCAAAGCTTCCTTCCTATTAGACTCTTGTTCCGCATTAACCTCTTGTGTCTTGGAAATCATTTGACGTTCTTTCCAATTCGTAATTAGTTCATCTGCGGCATCAAAGTTATATTGGTCTGCCTCTTGATACAAGCGTTGTCGTATCTTACTTCCGTTTATCCACTCCTGAAATCCTCCATCACTAATGATTTTTTGGAAGTCAGGATGTGTTTTCTCGAGTTGCTGTGCAGTCATATTAGCTTGTTGCTGTTGTGTCTGTGCAGTAAACTCTTTGAACTTCGGATGATTCTCTATAATTTTCCTTACCGAATCCTCGGGGTTATCATAGAAGTCCATCTCTGGTTCTGTGCTGGTAGTATCTGTTGTTGGTTGGCTTAACTGTTGTTGTAGATATGTATCAGTTAATTTACGTAACTCTCCAATTTCCTGTCCCTTACGTCCTAATTCTTTCTCTAGGTTTTCGTAAGCATCAGCTATATCAGCTGCGGACTTTCCTTGGAATTTAGATGGAAGTTCTGGTTCTTCTGAAACCGCTTCTATCTCTTCTACTGGTTCAACGGTATTATCTAACGTATCTTCCAGTGTTACTTCGTTTACTTCTTCTTGTTCTACGACCTCAGGGTCAACTACTCTGCTACTCATATTGCTTTCTCCGTCTTATAATAAGATTGTGGATTTATAAAATGTTGGGGCTAGTCTATTCGTCTAGATTGTCCAACGCTAGTTTGGTGCTTTCTTCCATATTAACAAACATATTTAGGAAAGACACCTGTCCTTTACGTAAGTGTAAAGTGTTTAGGTCCTCGATATCATAGATTTTCTCTAACGATTCTGCTAGTTGTGAGAACTCTTCAGTGAGTCCTCGCCAGCCATCGTGTTGAAATAAATCTAAACGTTTCTCGAGTAATTCTTTATCCGTCACGCTACTCTTGCCTTAGCTAAGTTAAGTAGTGTTTCCGATTGTAGGTGTTCAACTTCAGGAATATTTCTCATAGTCTCTGAACGTGTGTGCTCAAGCTTAGCCATCTTCTCAGCTAACTCTAACTGTTTCTTAGCTAGTGCTTCTTGAGATACTTTATCACCTGCATCTACTTGTAATTTCTGTGTCTGTGCATATACCTTACCAATCTCTGCCTCTAACTCTGCATTCTCCAACATAGCTTTTTGCATCTCTATTTGTTTTGCTTGTTGTTCTTGAGGATTAGGTTGTAGCATTTGTTGTACTGCTGCGACTAATTCGTTTCTATTATTAAGAGAACTGTTCTCAAAGATACTAGTTAGGATAACACCAAAGGCCGGTGAGCTCTGAGGGACCATACTCAACATCTGAATCATCTGAGTAGTCTCTAATTCCTTAGCCATAATACCTAATGAACTGTAAGGAATAAACTTATAGTCTACTACTGGGTATCTTTGTGGGTCGAATTGGATTCTTCTCCACACTACTTTGTTAATCATAGGAACCAAGAAACTATCTTGGAAGTTCATCAGTGTCCTCTTCTGGCGTTTAATTGATGCCGCCTGTAACATACTCATTCCTGAGGCGGTAGAGTTTCGAGGGTTGGACATATTGCTATTGGCAGTATCCATAGCACCTGTGCCCATCTGTACCATTCGTTCTAGCTCTGCGGATTCTGTGAAGGTAGAGTTGGCTAGGCTACCGAAGTTCAACGGCATCAAAACGGATTTAGGGTCTCCATTAGTAAGAATAGTCTTACCTGGTCTGATGTCAAACTTAGTACCTCTCGGTAATCTAGTGGCATCTAACCCCATCATAGGATGTGTAGTTAACGCAAGAGTATCAATACGAGCTCTTAGCTCTGCATCAAGGGCCTTTTGTGGGTTATAACCTTTCTCTGTGACACCTCTACCCCAGAACTTACCTGGTACTCTGTCGTGTTGATATGATACAAAAGGTCTGTCCTTCATCATATATGGATTCTCTGCTGCTCTTAGAACAGCTGAATCGTTAGCAATAGTGACTACTGCTTCTACTAACTCATCGTCTTCGTAATCAAACTCTTCAGATTCGCTTGCACTTTTCTTAAGAAACTTCTTAGGGACGAGACCCCAATACTCAACGATTTTAACTTTATCATCCTCATTAGTAGAGGCAGAACTTTCATCATCGAACCCAAAGTCCGCTTTGTCATAACTACCAATTGGTTTGTCTTCATATACTCCATCCTTAATTCCTTGTGTAATTTGATACCTAGGTTTAATTACAATATGTGCAACACCTAAGGCCTCGTTGATATCAGTAGCAGTAGGGTCAATAACAAACTCTCTTGGTGATACTGGCTCTAATTTAACACTAATATATGGTACTTCAGTTGTGCTTCTAGAGGTTGTTAGTGTACCAGGTACTTGTTGTTCACTAGGTACTACCTCAATATCCTCAGATATAATTAATTTACCAATACCTGTACCGTAGATAGCTGCATTAAGTAAACATTCAGCAATAGCTGGCTTTGTCTTGTCCTTTTCTAAGTCTTCGTGTAGTAACTTACGTATATATTCTACATCTGAACTATCCTGGTCCAACATATCATCTTGGATATCAAACCATCTCTCTCTCCCAAACGTAGCTTCCTCTAACTCTGCAACAGTTGCCTCAATAGCCTGTTGGGTAGCAGGGGAAATAAGACGAGACTTCTCTGATTGACGTGTCTTGTCTTCTTCTGACCAAACACCACGCCATATACGGTAGTATTCATCCCAGTTCTTAGCATAATTAGAGTCTCTGTGTTCTTCCCAGTTCTCTACTCTACCTAACACCCACTGTCTAAGTGGAGTCATAGGGTCGTTGTAACTTAAGCTATCTTTAATCATTAATATCCTGCTATTGCATCCATAGGTTCCCACTCATCTAACTCAATACTTGTTGCATAGTCCGCAACACTTACTTGGTCTATATATGCCAACGAATCAATCAAGTCATCGTGGCTAAGTGGAGAAGGAAAGTCCATTAGTTGTGAAATAAAGGGACCATTCCAATCTGCCTTCCTTAATTTAATCTTACCGTGCTCTAATCTACCTTGTAGGGACCACGTAATTCTATCAATCTTTCTTTTACCACCGTGAGTAACATCAGTTATGTTAACCCACCTGCTCTTGCTTCTCATCTCGTCTTCTAAGTAAGGCATAATGGCATTCTTTAATGCACCTGATTCAATACCTACTGATGCTGCCTCACAATCTACTGCGGCATTAAGGATTCTTGTGGCAGTTTCTTTAATACCCCACCTACCGTGGTAAATATCCTTAACTAACCACTCATCACCTACAATCTTTACTACTGATATTGCAGTTTCATCAAGCTTACTTGACTTTAAACCTCTTTCCTTACTGGCTGCTTCAAACCCTGCCGGGTCTACTGAGACCACGTAGTGTCCTATTGTACCTTCTTTAAAGTCCTTCTCGTCCTCTACGTACTTTATCCACTCTTCCTTGAAAATACCTCCACTGAAGCTTTCAAAGGTGGCCTCGAACTCTTGTCTAAAGGCCTGTGTGGACATACTACTCTTAGCGGTCTCTATTTCTTTAGGGTCCAGTAGGGGATTATCTACTGAGTTAAACTGGAATGCCTCCCACTCTCCCTTTTTGTCCTTTATGGCATCTACATATAACTTATAGAAGTGATTCTTACCAGCAGGTGTACCAATAAATAAAGCACCACCTTTAACATCAGCCAGTGTAGGTCGAATAATCATCTCCCATACTTCTGGTTTCATACTGGCGTACTCATCTAAAACTACATACTCTAGACCTACTCCTCGAAGTGTATCTGGTCTATCAGAGCCTTTAAGATAAATCTTTCTATCGTTTATTAATGTTAATACAGCTGTGTTCTCGTGGGCTGCTTTAATAACATCAGCCCCTAGTTCCTTCAACATCCCCCACATAATATCTTTAGCTTGTTGGAATGTAGGGCCTATGTAAAACACATCCTTACTGGTTGACTGTAGGGCCTTAATTAATAACACCCAAGCAGCTAACCTTGATTTACCAAATCTTCTTCCTGCCGCAACTACTTTAAATCTAGCATCACTTGTAAAGATTTCCATCTGGGCCGGGTGGAGTTTAACCTTTATGTCAGCCATTACTGACTACCTCTGCCTCAAATATCTCTTGTTCTTTCTTTTCTTTCTTCTCTATTGCCTTTACTGACTCAACAATAATATTAATACCTAAGTCTTGATGTTGATGTTTAATCTCTACTGCTTTATGTGCAGGTACAATTCTATCCATACACATCTTAAGGCAGTGTCTGTCCCCTTCCAGGGCCATCTCTATTACCTTCTCTACTATCTCAGGTCCTTTAGCGGATAATAATTCTCTACTAAGAGCTGTGTATTTGTTTACTGAACCTTTAGGTCTCCCTGCTGGGTTTAGTGGTGGAGCCCCTTTTTTCATTAAGGGATTACCTTTATTATTTCTTCTTCCGTCTGCCATTCCTTTGTCCTAAATAGGGAGGTGTTATAAAAACTATTAGCTTATACCTTTATTATACCATACTTTTCCTATAATAGCAAACTCTCTTCCCTTTCCAATATTAAATCTGTTACTTAAATAGAAGCCAAGTGGGAAATTATGACTCCTTTTATGGCCTTTTATGGTCATAAGTGGGACTTTGTGACCACTTAGGTTCAGGTAGGGTCCAGGTGGAATTAGCTTCTGATGTGCTATTGAGTCACCACACGTGTGTGTGTTGCGATAATGGGCCCCTCCCCGTGCCTCTGGTGGCTAAAAAAGGCCAGTGGTTCTACCAGTGGCTCCACGTGGCTAAAAGGGGCCAGCAGTGGCCAGTGTGGCCATAG